ATTCATCTCTCACCCAATGGCTGACGATGTTCAAAATGTATTGAACAGTCGGAGTGGTGAGCTTTTGAGCGAGGTTGAATATCATATTAAGCCACCTCGGAAAGCGGGTAGTGTTTGGAAGCAGACTGGCTTCAAAGCTGCATACGTCATGGCTGTAATGACGAACAGAGTAAGCTACGAAAAGGCGTATGATATTTACGAAACTATCGTGAATAATGAAATCAGAGAATGGCCTGATGTGTTTTTGCTTCTCTATCGGCAAGTTATGGAAAAATCTATTTCCATTAACACCAGTGGCAGAAGCCTAGACAACGACTTTTTTATGCGCGGTGTCTTTGCGTTCGAAAACCATGAAGCGTCAACAGATAGATTGGCAATTCACAATAGTTTTAGAAAGTCTGTCAAAGAAGACGTTTTTGAAATTATGAAAAACTTCATCCCTCAAGAAGAAATGGAGGCCGCATAGATGGCTTTACAAATTATCACAGCCGATCAGCGGCTCGCTGAGAAAAAAGGTCACAAGATCGTGGTCTGTGGTGCAAGTGGTGTGGGTAAAACCACACTGGCTCGCACGCTCAACCCAGCGACTACGCTGTTCATGGATTTGGAAGCTGGCGATGCAGCTATCGAAAACTTCCCTATCGACGTTGTACGGCCCCGTACATGGGCTGAGTGCCGCGATCTAGCATGCTTCTTGGGTGGGCCAAACCCATCCCTGTCAGAAGATCAACCCTACAGCCAAGCGCATTACGAATATGTCGCGCAAGTATATGGCGATACGGAGGAGATTTGGCAGAAGTACGAAACGCTGTTCGTGGACTCAATCACAGTGGCAGGACGTTTGTGCTTTCAGTGGTGCTTACAGCAACCAGACTCACGCTCTGAGCGGTCTGGCAAACTAGATACGCGTGCAGCTTACGGGATGCACGGGCGCGAAATGATGGCGTGGCTAACTCACATCCAGCATATTCGTGAAAAGAATGTGATTTTCGTTGGAATCCTTGACGAAATCACTGACGATTATGGGCGCAAACAATATGGCCTCCAAATCGAAGGCAGCAAGACAGGGCGTGAATTGCCCGGAATTGTTGATGAAGTAATCACAATGGCAGTATTGTCAGGTGATCACGGTCAATACCGTGCATTCGTGTGTCAACCTCTGAACGAATGGGGCTACCCAGCTAAAGATCGTTCTGGTAGGCTTGATACACTTGAAGAGCCGCATCTTGGAAAGCTCATGGAAAAAATGAGCAGCGGTGATTCGCAAGCCGACAGGGAATTAACCTTTGTCGATCCTACAACTCAAACTTCTAGCGAAGGGGAAGCATAATGCTTAACTTAAATAATGTTCCGCAAGACCAAAATCCAACTCAAGAGTTTTCTCTTATCCCAAAAGGCACCGTTGTACGCGCTGTGATAGTCGTGCAAATGGGGGATGTTGAAATCCCAGAATTTGGTCAGGGGTCTTGGTTCAAGAAATCTATGAACACCTCTGCAAAATGGGCAAACCTAGAGTTTACCATTATTGGTGGTCAGTTTGATCGTCGCAAGTTTTGGCACAGCATCTTTGTAGATGGTGACAAAATGGGTGACAGTGGCATGCCGCTCGCCAAAGAAATTGGCCTGCGCACGCTCAAGTCAATCGTTGAAAGCGCACGCGCTATCGACCCTGCTGACATGTCGCCACAGGCACAGCAGAATCGTAATATCTCTGGCATGTTCGACTTGAACGGAATGGAGATTTGCGCTAAGATTGGCGTCAAGAAAGGTACGAACGGATATTCGGATAGCAACCAACTGATGGCTGCGCTGACTCCGAATAGCAGCGAGTACATTGTCCAAGGTCAGGCTCCTATGCAGCAAACACCAATCGCTGCACAAGGCGTCCAAGCGCAAGCTGCGACACAGGCTCCGCAAAATTCTGGCGCGGTTCCTGCATGGGCAAACAAGTAATCTAGCGGCAGGGCCATTCCGCGCCTGCTAGACCAAGGTTCGGGGGGCCTTGGGCCGCGAACCCCCCACACTATTCTAGCAAATAGGTACAATCATGTTATTAAGACCCTACCAAGAGGTAGCTGTCTCTGACGCGTGTAACGCGTTGGACAAGCACAAAAACACACTCGTTGTGGCTCCAACAGGGGCAGGTAAAACAATTATGCTCTCCGCGCTCGTAGGCAAGCGCCACAAGCAGGGCAAAAAGATTTTGATCGTGCAACACCGCGATGAGCTTGTTGATCAAAACAAGCAAAAGTTTGAGAAGGTCAATCCCCTCCTAACGACAAGCATCGTCAATGGCACAGTAAAGCATTGGGATGGCGAAGCCGTCTTCTCAATGGTGCAAACAATTTCCCGCGAACGTAATCTTCGTGACCGCCCCAAGTTTGATATGGTGGTGATTGATGAAGGCCACCATGCAGCGGCTCCCACATATCGAAAGGTGATCGACGCTGTACTGGAGGACAATGAGCATGCGGAAATCGTAGGCTTCACAGCAACACCAAACCGCGGTGATGGCAAAGGATTGCGCGGCGTCTTTAATAACTGCGCCCATCAAATCGAAATCGCTAACCTGATTAATGAAGGCTTTCTCGTTCGTCCCAAAACATTTGTCATTGATCTGGGCGTCAGCAATCAACTGGATGGCGTAACCAAGCGCGGCAACGACTACGATATGGAAGAAGTCGCTGCGATCATGGATCGACAAGTCATTAACGATAGAATTGTTCGGGAATGGCAGGAAAAAGCTGGTGATCGTAAAACTGTCGTATTCTGCTCCACAGTCAAACATGCCGAACATCTTTGCGATGCATTCGTGGCAGATGGCGTAAAGGCAGATTACGTCACAGGAGAGACTGACAAGGCCGTAAGAGCGCGAATGCTGCACGATTTAGAGTTTGGTGACTTGCAGGTAGTCGTGAACGTAGCGGTGCTTACAGAAGGCTTTGACGCGCCTCCAGTGTCATGCGTGATCCTAACAAGACCATGCTCGCAGAAAGGCACAATGGTTCAAATGATTGGGCGTGGGCTGCGCATCATTGATCCAGAAATTTATCCCGACACCATTAAGACAGATTGCATCGTCATGGACTTTGGAACCAGCGTCATTACGCATGGTAGCATTGATGACGCGGCTGACTTGGATGGCAGAGAAAAGTCACAAGAGGGCGAAGCTCCAACAAAGGTTTGCCCAGAATGCGAAGCCGAAGTGCATGCGCGGGTTAGAGAATGTCCGATCTGCGGTCACATCTTCCAGCCACCAGAAAAGAGCGAGCTAGAGTCGTTCGTCATGAGCGAATACGACTTGATGCAAGTATCGCCGTTTATGTGGATAGACCCATTTGGGAAAGGCTCTGTCATGATGGCAGGGGGATTCAATGGCTTTTGTCTCGTAGCAAAGCTCAACGATCAGTTTTGGGTAGCATTCGTTAAGCCTGCTAACGGAAGAGTTCGTGTGGTTTCGATTGGCGAAAAGGTACATGCAATGGCAGCGTCTGATGACTTCTTGCGTGAAATCGAAGAAAGCAGCGCGGCAAACAAAAACAAAAGATGGCTAAGTCAGGGCGCAAGCGACAAGCAAAAGCAACTGCTACGCGCACAAGGCATTGAGGTTAGCCCAATGGACTTCTCTTGGACAAAGTATAGGGCCAACTGCACCCTTAACTATTTCTGGAATAAAAAGGTCATTGATCACGAATATAAAAAAGCAGAAGCAAAGGTGCGGGTACAATGAAACGTGAAGAAATTCTTAACAAAGCCGAACAACTTGTGAATGGGCAACGAGCCGAAGACTACGGTGATGCATACGAAAATCACTTCAGAATTGCAGAGGGATGGAACATTATCCTGCGCAGCGCACTTCTAACGCACGGGGAAATCACCCCCATGCATGTTGCTTTAATGATGGACTGGTTGAAAACTTCGCGTATCCTAAACACCATAGACCACGAAGACTCGTGGGTTGATAAAGCCGCGTATTCCAGCTTAGGCGGGGAATTTGCGGAGAAGGGATGACGATGCCTCGCTTTGAAATGTATCTCATGTTCGCAGAGAAAGAAGATAATAACGTCGAGACTTCTGAATATGAGATGGTCTGCTGGGTCAACGACCCATCAAACATGATCGAAGTGCAAAGCGCAGCGAACGAAGTGATCCAAGATCATATTGAAGAAGCTGAAAAAGAAGTCTTGTTTGGCACTGCGACTGTCATGATAGAGGGGCAAGAAGTTTTAAACATTGGCTTCAGAAACAAAGATGCCGACCCGGAGCTAATCAACGAAGTCATAGAATTGTTCGGGTCAACGGAGGAAACAAGACATTGACAGTACCACCACCACCAAAGCCAATCGACGAATTGGCGCACATATTAGGCAAGTTCGGTTGGGACACGCGCTTCTCTGACTTAACAGAGGATCAAGTTCATACACTGATATTTGGAATACAGGAAGCACAACGTCTAGCAGCGGAGATAAACATTGGAAACCTCGAAGAAACCTACTTTAAGTCAACAGGCACTTGGCCCTCTACTTCAATCCCATTCTAAGGTTGATCCCGTAGCAGAGGGCATAAAGGACGCTGTAGACAAGGCTATCGTTGCCAATAACAAAAAGCGCGAGCGGCGAAAGTATATTGGTGCATCCAGCATCGGTGATGAATGCAGACGTAAAATTCAGTATCGCTACCTTAATTATGCAACCGATCCCGACAAAGAATTTAGCGCGCGCACATTGCGCATCTTTCAGTTCGGTCATGAGATTGAAGATTACGCAGCGAAGTGGCTCAGAGACGCAGGCTTTGATCTGCGCACAGAAGATAAAGGCGGCGAGCAGTTTGGATTCTCTATCGCAGATGGAGAAATACGCGGTCATATAGATGGCGTGATATGCGATGGCCCAGTGGCTATGGAATATCCCGCTCTGTGGGAATGTAAATCAGCAAACGATAAAAAGTTTCAAGGCTTTGTTCGCCACGGGGTTGCAAAGGCAAATCCAACTTACGCCACACAAATCGCACTCTATCAGACGTATATGGACCTTAACAGACATCCTGCTCTATTTACGGTTGTAAACAAAAACACCTCTGAAGTGTATTATGAGCTAGTGCCATATGATGCCAAGCTCGCGCAAGAGGCGAGTGACCGTGCTGTGGACATCTTGACGGCTGCAAAAGCGGGTGACATTCTACCTCGTATCTCACAAAGCAAAGATTTTTTCCTATGCAAGTGGTGCGAGTTTAGGGAAACATGTTGGAAAGAGTAAAAGGATATGGGGCCGCGTGTGGAAGTGCGACCCCATATCTAGTGGATAGTTTGGGTATGAGGACAAGATAATGAATATAAAAAGATTTGGCAATACTTCAAAGGATGTAGCAAAGCTGATTTCAAGCGAAGTGCCAAGGCATATTCAACTCAGTACGCTGATCGAAACTTACCCCGAAGGCATTCGGCGCGGTAATGATTTTATGCTCGGCTCACTGCGGGGAGAAAGAGGCCAATCTCTACGAATTAACATCGACATAAACAGCCCGTGGTTCCTAAACGGCAAAGATTTTGAGTCAGGCGATGGTGTTGGTGGGATTAGCAAAATACTAAAAGAAGGCAGGGGTTGGTCAATTGAAGAAACAGCAGAATACTTTCAAGATCATTTACCCCAACGGTTTATGCCAGCACCCGAAAACATTATTAAGCCGAACAATCCTCAAAACTTTCAGGTCACAAACACAACTGCCGGGTTTCAGCAACCCGAACAAAAGCCTGTGAAACCTACTATTGGACCGGGAACGCCATTCGAAAGCGAATATACATATACGGATGAAAACGGTGAGGTTCTTGTAACTGTCAGAAAGTATTTCGACAAAAACGAGACAGGCGATGTTATCTTAGATAGCACAGGTAAGCCCAAGAAGCAGTTCCGTCAGTTTATGAACGGGCGGCAGGGCATCCCAGAGCCTCGGCCTCTCTATAATATCCCGAACATTTTAACCTCAGATACAGTAATCTGGGTAGAAGGCGAAAAGTGCGCAGATGCTCTTAGCCAGCTAGGATACGCCGCAACTTGCACCATAGGTGGCTCTGGCATGCTGTCAGAAAACACCGCATCCAAGTTCGACTTTACGCCACTGCGAAACAAAAACGTAATCCTATGGCCCGATAATGACGCTGCTGGCAAAAGACTGGCAGGCATTGTCGAAGCACAAGCTAAAGAAGCTGGAGCAAAATCAACTTTGATGCTGCAAATCCCAGCGAGCAAAGAAGAAAAGTGGGACGCCGCGGATGCTATTGAGCAGGAGTTTAACGTAGACGCATTCATCAAATCGCACGAAAGCAAAGTCAAAAAGCCAATCTCGCTGCTAGATGATAGCCTGCTGATCGACAAATACTTCGTTGGCTCTGCACCCGAACAAAAGTTTTTAATTGGTGATACAATACCGCTAGGCGTGCCTGTCGTCTTCGCAGCTGCGGGTGATAGCGGAAAAGGCATGATGACCCTCGACCTCGCTATGAAAGTCGCCTCTGGCGCATCTATGCAAAACTCGTTCGGTGGCCTCGTAGCAGAACACGGGGATGCAATCATTCTGACTGCGGAAGATGACAAAGACGAAATGCACAGACGTATTTCGCGCCTCGACCCCAAAAGATACAGAGAGCATTACGACCATAAGCTGCGCATTCTGCCATTACCAAACCTTGGTGGCGTATTTCCTGTCATGCAGAAGATCGACAACTCATATGAAATGGGAGCAGAGTTTGCTCGCGTTTACGAACAGATGCTAACAATGACACGGCTCAAGCTGATCATAATCGACCCGCTCGCATCTTTTGTCCACGCAGATGTAAACGCTGATCCCGCCGCTGGCGCTGCCTTCATGGGCATGCTCGCACAGATGGCTACCGAAACTGGCGCAACTGTTATGGTCAACCACCACATGGCAAAGATTAAAGATGACAAGCCAATCAAAACACCAGAGGAAGCGCGGAACGCTATTCGTGGAACCTCCGCTATCGTTGATGGCGTGCGTGCGGCATTCGCCGTTTGGCCTGTTGCCGAAACCGTAGGACAGCAACGCTGCAAAGATTTAAACATTCCATATACGCGCAATGGAGTATTCGATGGCGCAGTCGTGAAATCAAACGGGCCAGCCAACAGAGACTTCAGACACTTCATTCGTAACCCGAACACAGGTTTGCTTGAAGATAGGTCACAAGATATAATCGCCGTTAAATTCTCACAAACAGTTCGCAACAGATTGGAGCTAGTATTTCAGTTTATTCAAGAACGCGAATTGTCAGGGCATCCAGTCACCAAAGGCGGCAATACAGATGGCCTCCACGAAATGGTTCGCATTGCACCAGAAGACGATATGACCGCGGCAAACCTACGCCTCATGAACCTAAGTGAAGAAACGTTTAAAAAAGACGTTACAAAGCTGCAAAATACAAATCGTATTGGACAGTTCAAAATCACCAGATCAGGGCCGAAAAAGTTCCTCGGCGTTGTGGGTGGAACACTACATAATAATGAACCAACTATTGACTGATGTGGGAGTATATGGTAATACTACCAAGTTCTAGTAAAAGGAGATCGTAATGATTAAAACGTTTGAACATCAAAAACCTACGCTTGAAGAAGCGCAGGAAATTGTCGGTGGATATGTAGAAATGGTTCACTCGCCAAACAATCCAGAAATCCAAATCCTTGTAAATGAGGAGGGACTTCTAACAGGATTACCATTTAATAAAGAAGCAACTGAGCTATGCGGAACAGGTATCGTAGGCAACGCTGTTATCTTAAAGGGTGATGCCAAATGGACGTAGAAACCGTCCAGATAATCGAAAG